AAAAGATCACCCGCTTCACAGCACCTATACCGGGCTGTATCGCAAGTACACCGCCAACTAGGCGGAGTCGCGGTCCATTCCAAACTGATCGGCCAGGTTATCTGCGGCTTCGCGGATGGCCCAGGCCGATTTTGTGCGTTCCAGCTGGTGGAGCGTATTGAGGACAAGGGCGGCTTCGAGGAGGCCGCGATAATCCTGCTTGTTGAACAGACCGACTAGCCACTGGTCCGTGGCTGCCTTGTGGAAGCTGGACTCGGGGGTGTGTTCGATGGGACGCATGGTTAGTTCTTGCGAATTCTGAGGAACCAGCCTGTGTCGTTGCCTTCGATGAGCCAGCGAGGTAGCCAGTTCTTTCTGGAGTAGGCAATGCCTGCTCCACCTTTATTGCTGATATAACCGCCGTTTACCAAATCCGCTTCCCCATTCGGATCGTTGTGTATGAAGTGAGTCGGGGTGTATCCGACTACGACGCTCCAGTGTCCTGTGCCACTGGGATTTGATACTGGTCCTCGGTGAAGCCAGCCGCAGGGAACCGGGTGGCCATTGGCAATTTCTGTTTCCAAGTCTTCGACTGTGCCATCCATCTCAAAGGTGGCGGTCAGTCCCAAGGCTTTGAAGGCAGCAATTTGTGCTTTTGGATCGGTTGTATCACCGAAACGAGCGCGTAACTTGTTGTATTCGTAATCCCCCGAAATCTTTCCGTAATAGCGGGCCACCATTGCACAGCTAGAACTGAAACACTGGCGGTATCCAGTAGCGCCGTCGTCGGGTCCCAGCTGATATTCATAGGGGACCTTCAGTAGCTTTTGATTTGGTGGGACGACAGGTTTAGCTCCAGCGTGTTGTTCCATCAGCTGGATCAATTTGCCGGGGTAGTTGGGATCTGTTGCGTAGCCTTCCTTGTGTAGCCACTTCGCAGCTTCTTCGCGGGTGGCAGCATTGTTGCAACCTTTGTAGTTTTTGTAATCCTTGTACCAGTGGTCGACGAGGTAAATAACGCAGGACAGTAAATCTGGGAAATCAATAAAACTGTCTGTAATAGTTATCCACTGGCCGTTGATAAATTCTTGGGTTTTCTTGTCGCTACCCTCGCCTTTTAGGCCGAAAAAGTTGTTGCGGCCTGAAACAAGCTTGCCGTAGTTGGATTCCAGTGCCCACTGCGCAGCTACGAGTTCAGGAAACTTGGCACCAGCAACGCGGGCGGCTTCGAGGATGCCTTCCCAGCTATTGGGAAACTGGGTCTGTTTACCCGCCACGCTCCAGGTCTTGAACCAGCCTTGGTCGCGGCCCAAAATGTGGGGATTGGCCTTATTGATCGCCTGCTCCAGCTCGGTGATCGCCGCCATTTGATGGGGCAGAGCCTTGTAAAAACGAAACAGGTCGTTAAGACGGATTTTGTTAGTCGTCATGACAAGGCTCCACGCAAATCAGCGGCGCTTTTTTGGGAAGGCGAGGCGCAGTACCTGCAGCACCAGCTGGACCCAGCTGTTGGAGCGCAGGCTGCTCATGCCGATGATTTCGGAACCAGCGGCAATGATGATGGCAATGATCGCTATGTGCTGCTCGGTCATACAGATCCAAGAGACTTACTGAAGTTTAGCTGTACTAGAGAAGAGTTCCTGCGCACGTAATAGTTTCTACCGCTACATTCCGTGTAGCTACTGCTGGGTATGGACCATCGCATCGAGGATGGCGAATACTTAAACAAAAAAGAAGCAAAGGCGCGGTTTAGGCAATCAATTCTTAACCACTGGAACAACTCGTGCGCTTACTGCGGAGTGGATTTAGGGAGGTCAGCCACACTGGATCATGTACACCCGAAGTTTCGGGGTGGGCACACGCACCAGCAGAATTTGGTGGCTTGCTGTTTTGCGTGCAATATCTCGAAGTCGGCGGAGGACTGGCTGGAGTGGTATAGGGACCAGCCGTTTTGGGAGCCTCACCGTGAGGACGCGATTGTTGCGTGGATTACTGAGGGGCTTGTTGCTTAGGGTCCCAGCCCATGCCTTCGAGGTACATCATGGCGATGTAGTGGTCTTCGGCGTAGCGGCAGACGCTTCCCTTGCAGGCGCGGTAGTACAGCTCGCCGCGTTCGTTTTCCAGTTGGTCCAGGCTGAAGCCGTTGCCGTAGTCAGTGGTGTGAACGACGCTCATTTTTTGGGGCCGAGGTGCATCTCAATCTGGCGCACTCTGGTTTCGAGATCACTAAGCCTTTCTTTGGAATCGTTTTTGAGTTCTTGAATATCGGCAGCGACAGTGTTGACGGATTGATCCAATTTGGCGACTTGCATAAAAAGACCGGCTAAACCGACTACTGCAGCAGTCAGCAATGCCGGAACGATTTGGTTGAACGGGTTATCGGGTGGTTTGGCGGTGATTGCCTCGTCGTGATGATCCATTGCGAGGCATGCTGCCGACCTTTTTTATAGGTTAGCGTCCTTGACCTACCAGTTTTTTCTTGCCGCGACGGCGTGGACGGCTGTTTTGTCCGAAGCCTTGTTTCGTAGTTTTTGGACGTCCGGCTTTGTGCTCCAGTCGCCCTGTGCCCGTTTTTGCCTTAACTGCCATCAGACCGCACCACCGCTAGCGACGGCATCGGGAGGAATCGCAATCGTGTCGTCTACTGGTGTGGGGTTGCCCCAGTTCGGGTAGTCCGGTCCGGTGATGTAGGCCGCCAGCTCGTCGGTGGTGGTGGTGGCTTCAATGGCGTCGAGTTTGATGCCGCAGCGCTGGCGGATTGCTTGGCGGTATTCCTTGACTTCGAGGGGAACTTCGGCGCCGTTGTCGGCTTCGCGGATCACCATCCAATCGCTGGGTTGCAGCAGGCTGTTGGCGGTGTCACGGGTTTGATCGTTCCACTGATCCACGAGTTGTCCGTGGTCTTTGGGTAGTCCCGGTCCCCAGTAGAAGCGTTGGTCGCAAGGGGCGGGGTCTGGCACTTCGGTGATGCCGATGGCGGCGCGTTCTTCCGGTGTCGCACATCTCAACCAGTTAGCCGGATACTGCGTTCCATCCGGGGTGGTGAACGCCACGTCTGGTGATAGTGGCTTGCCGTTTAGCAGAAACATGGCGATCAGGTCCGTAGTTGAAGGTTAGCGGGCTCGGGAATACTGGAAGGCAGCCTCACTGAAGGCTGCATAGAGGTAGGTATTAGCCGACCCGTTAAGAGTGGCATCAGTTGTTCTGACTTTAAATCCGTTTGATAAAATATCAACTCCATAAGAACCTACGTTGACTTCCGCGTTAGCCGAGTTTGCTGCTAGGTTCTGGGTTGAAAAATTAAAGGTTGAGCGAGCGCTGTCAAAAATCGCCCAAGAACCAGCGAACGTGGATGATTTGATTAGCAAATACCTCGGGCGCATTCCCGTGTAAACAAACGGCCCATCCGTGCTGCCGTTGCCGGTGTAGCTGCCGAAGGCGCTGTAGCCCGCGACTGGGGCGAAGCAGTAGGCGACAAAAGTATTTCCGTTGCTATTTGATTCCGCCTGATTGCCTAAGCTAAATACTGTAGATGTTGGACTTGTGCTATTCCATGCGCTGGTTGTCGTAGAGGCTAATGTGAGATTCAAGAACATCTGCTTAGTAGCGCCCAGTGGTTTGTGATATGTAGCCCAATCTGTTGCGCCATTTCGGCGCTTGACGATAATAAGTTCAGGTCCAACGCCTAGTCCGTGGCCTACAGTGGCGCCAGCACCTGTGCCCGTATAGGTAACCACCGAGAACCCCGCACTGGCGTTAGCCCTGACACTGGACGTGATGGTGCCTGCGGTGTTGGTGACGGTGGAGCTGCCGCCGTCCCAGGTCCAGGCGGCGTAGGTGGCGGCGTTGGTGTTGACCTGCGCCAGTGTGCCGAGCGTGAAGCCTGCGGAGTTGAACGCTGTTAGCCCGTTGTCACTGGTAACTTCGGCATCGGTGTTGTTGGACTCAAGCCGTGCTTGTGCGCCACGCACTATGTCATACAGCGTGTTGTCGGTAGCGGCAGAGCGCGACTTGATCCAGATCAGATCGGGGCTGAAACCGAGCGAGCTGGTGGGCGTCAGCGTGGAGCCGGTGCCGGTGTAGGTCACCACATCCATCACCGTGCTGGGCTTGACGATGGTGGGCGCGGGGAGGTTAGCGGTGCAGAGCGCCTTGAAGCCGCTGGGGGCGGTGTAGGCGAAGGGGCGCTGGCCGAAGTTCCAACTACTTTGTGAACCGTCGTAATCACTGCCAGCAATCAAGTATTCCTTGGTCCCACCAGTCCATGTTTTTACTGCGCCAGTCTTGGACCCACCGCTGGTTGGTACGCCAGAATTCTGCCATGTACCATTCTTAGAAAAATAAACGGCACCGTTATCAGCGTCAATCGCTATGCCAATAACATCTCCAATTCCATAAGATGAAACTGTGTAGACTACCGATCCACCACTAATTATGGCTCCGCTACGTTGGTAAGCGACAGAATCGGAATCAATGCCAACGCTGCTACCAGTTCCATTTGTTGGAAATTGGGCATTTTGCGATAAAATAAGGCCATAGCGTGGGTTGTTAGTTGCTGTGCCAAGCGCATCGCAAGTCACCTCTACATACCACTTGCCTGTAGTAAGGGCAAATGTGCTTCGATAGTTTCCGTTATTATCACTGTTGTTGCCTACGGTTTGCAGATTACCGTTTGACAGCGTAACGAGGCTTCCTGTAGTTAATGGGTTGATCGTGGCATAATTCCCCCGCACCTGCCCGCCCGCTCCGGTATCAACCTCGCTGCCATTAGTGGGAACGTCTACGAGGCTGTCGTTGCCTGCGCCAGCGGTGACGCTGAGGTTCGTCGGGGTCCAATTGTTGCCGTTGCCGCTGGTGTCTTTACCGAGTGCAGCAGCCGTGGCGGCGGAGTTGTCCGCGAAATCGAGTTTGAAGCCGTTGGTGCCGTAGCTGCCGGTGTACGCCTTAGGCATCCACACGCCGGTGGTGGCGGAGAACTCACCGAAGCTGGTGGGGTCTAACGCTTGGCCGTCGATGAAGTGGATGTCGGCTAGGTAGCCGTTGAGGTAGCTGTAACCAACGCCGCTAGCCGTGTAACGGCCAATCTCATGCGTAGACGCTTGGTTAATGCCGTAATCCGTATTGAGAGCAAGATTATTGCGCACCGAGAACTGGGTTACTTCGGCGCCGTTTACATATACTCGCGCTCTATTATTCGCTGTTGCATTGGTGGAATCAATCGCTACTACAATGTGAAGCCATGCCGAAAAATCTCTAAACACCTGTGTTGTTCTTAGCCATGTAGTATTCCATCCAACCAACCGCAGAGTGTCGTCGCTGGCTAATTCAATAATGAATGCTTGTGTATCTGTCTGTGCAGCAACACACGTAAAAAGCTGATGTTCTTTGGTTCCGCACTTCTTCACCCATCCCGCCCAGGTCCACGTTTTGCGGTTGCCGGCTGATGCGGGGGTGCGGCTGAGGTACGCCGAATCCGCCGAGTTAAACCGCAGGCTGCGGCTGATGGTGTAGCCGCCTGCAGCAGCCGTCGCGAGGAGCAGGGGGTTGGCGCTTCCGGGAATCATCAGCTCAGGTTGGTGATCAGAGTGGCGGTAATCTGCGTTGTTGACTGCACGGCATACACCAGGCAGCTACGGGCGTTTGCGGTGCTAGTCACAGTTGGTGCAGTACCCCCCGTGAAGTCCCAGGAGCTTCCATAGGCCAAGGTGCGTCCGCCGGTGCCGTCTTGTGTAATCCAAATGCACCCGCTTTGACCTGCGACAAGATTAGTCGGGTTGGCAAGTGTGCGATTACCGCCGAGTGTCACGCTGAAGTTATTGCTATCCGCAAAATCAGGGGTGATCGTTGCGCCATCCGTCAGCGCCGTGATCTCGCCACGTTGACCCTTGGTCCAGGTCTGTGCTCCATCAAGCAAGCCGTAACCACTGAGATCGCTGGTTAGTGCAACCGTGCCAGTCGCGTTAGGCAGCGTGATGGTGCGATCTGCTGTTGGATCAGCAACCGTCAGCGTTGTTTCAAAGCCGTCATCGGTGCTGCCCTCGAAGATCAGAGTTCGGGTGGCACCGAGTGTGACGTCGCCGGTAAAGGTGCCGCCAGCTTTGGGCATTGCAGCATCAGCCAGGTCATACGCCGACTTGACTGCAGTGGACGTTGCCGCCAACACCGAGCTAGTAGTGCTGGTGGAATCGCTGAGTTGCACCACGCCCGCTGCACTGGTGCTAGCAGCGCTGACGCTGATAACAGGTGTGGTCGTGCCAGTGGCGACTGAGATTGGGGCGCTGCCGGTGACGCTGGTGACGGTGCCGACGTAATCGACGCCCCACTCAAGTCCGGTGGCAGTTGCGCTGTTGGCGCGAAGCACCTGACCGTTAGTGCCAACACCGAGCTTGGTGAGTGTGGTAGAAGCCGAGGCAGCGAGTAGGTCGCCTTTGGTGTAGCTGCTGATATTGGTGCCACCTCGGGCAACAGCGACGGTGCCGCTTGTCAGGTTGCTGGCGTTGGCGGCTTCAGTGGCAACTTCCTCGACAGCACCTTGAACGTTGGTGCTGGCAATTGTTCCAGCAGGAGTAAAGCCAACGTTTGAGGCGGTCTGAGCGACGTAGGTGCTGGAAACGTCGATCTCATTCCAGCTGGAGCCGTCGCACAAGATGATGTCCGGCGGTGCCAGTGCAACTTCAGGTGCAGGTGCAACACCCGTGCCGCCGACCGAAACCACCACGTAATACGAGGTGTAAGTCGAGGAGGCGACAGGTAGGGGATCACCAGCCACCAGACCGACAGCGGCGCCGACGGTGGTGGTAGTTACCACTTCATTCAGGGTGGCGTCGTAGGTGCCGGCAAAGACCAGCTCACCCAGCGACACACCCACGGGCTGCCAGACGTTGCCGTCCCACAGGTAGATGTTTTTATCGAGTGGGTTAAAGAACAGCTGACCGATGTAGTCAGCAACCGGGATGGCCTCACCGATTTGTGCGGTGGAGTAGTCCGCCAGCTTTGGTGCCGTTACGGAATCGCTGGCGAGGAAACTGGCAGAGAAGGAGCCGGTTGTGATTTTTGCCGCGTCAAGGTTGGGGATATCCGCTGCGTCAAGAGTTGCGCCAGTCGATACGTGACCTTGGGCGTCGACGGTGACTTTGGTGTAGGTGCCAGCGGTGACGCTGTTGCTGTGGTTGAGGGTGCCTGAGCTGACGGTCAGACCGGAGCCGGGAACGATGATGCCTTTCGTGCTGACGGTGGCGTCAGGTAGGTCCGCTGGAACCAGTGCGCGGAATGTTGGGGCGGCGTCGACGCCAGTCTCGGGACCAGCCAAGACGACGTTTGCCGCCTGCGTGTCCATCGTGGTGGTGATGGTGGCGCTAAACGCATCGGGGTAGGCAACCGAAAACGCCAGCGGTGTGCTGTCGCTAAAGGTGATGGTGCCGATGCCTGCCTGGCGCACCCATGCGGTGCCGTCCCAGGTGTACTCGATGTTGGTGTTGCTGTTGTACCACTGCTGACCGATGAACGCGCCAGAGCCGGATGGGGTTGCGGCTGCTACGACGGCGGCAGAGTTATCCGCCAGCTTGATTGCTGTTACGGCGTCGTCGGCAATTTTGCCGGTGGTAACGGCAAGGGCGTTGATCTTGGCTTCCGTGACCGCGTTGCTGGCGATGGTGGCGGCAAAGCTGCCCGTACCAGAGCCGGTTACGTCGCCGGTCAGCGTGATCGTCTGGTCGCCTGTGTTGGTGCCGGAGCTGGTACCGCTGAACGAGGAGCCGTCTGTCCAGGTGCCGTTTGCGGTGGACAGTGTGCCAAGACCCAGCGTGGAGCGTTGGGCGGCGGCGTCGGCATCATCAAGGAGTGCGCGACCTGCTGCGGTGCAGGTGATTTCTTCGACGGAGCCGGCGCCAGCAGTGCTGCGACCCAGCAGCTTGTCAGTGGCGCTGACGTTTTGGATCTTGGCGTAGGTAACCGCTGCGGCGGCTAGCTCATCAGTGCCAACCTGCCCGCTGCCGATGGCGTCGGCGGTGACGGAATCCGTTGCTAGTTGGGCAGAAGTAACGGCGTCGTCAGCGATCTTGTCTGCGGTGATCGCGTCGTTAGCAATAGCTGCAGTACCAAGTCCGGCAGCGTCAACCTTGGCGGTGGTAACGGCGCCATCGGCAAGCTCAGCCGTGTCAACCGCACCAGCGCCGACGCTGGCAACAACATTGGCGTAAGCACCGGCGCTGTAAATCTGCAGCAGTCCGGTGCTGCTATTGAAAAAGCCGCGTCCGCTGAAGTTATCGGTGCTGGGGGCGGTGCTACCGACTGCAATGGCGCTGTTGGCACCGAGCTTGGCGGCGGTTACCGCACCACTAGCAAGGGCGGTGGTGCCGAGTTTGGTGGTGCTGGATTGATCGAGCTTGTCGAGATCGACGCTACCGAGCGGGATTAGATCCAGTCCGGCGTCAACGAGGTTTTGGGCGGTGACCTTCTTGGTTTCCGACGCCGAAATATCGACAATCGGCAGTACGTCGTCTTGGGCAACCGATGCCTTGGGCAACTCGTTGAGCTGCGTAATTCTTTGGTCGGCCAAGACGTGACTCCTAAGCCCTAGTGCTGCCTATCAGTTTAATCAAGCTCCTGCGTGATCAGTTCGTCCAGCGACTGCTCCAGCTCGATTGGCTCGTCTGCTTGAGTAACGAGGGTGTACCCAGTCGGTTCGCCCACCAGCAGGCGGATTTCGCCCGTGGTTACGAAGTCGATGGAGCAGGTAATTGCGTCGGTTGCGCTGACCTGAACACCAGCGCGAGTAACGCAAGCGGTGAACTCGTAATAGACGTTCTGGATGCCAGAGTCCAGCTCGTTGTCCGTTAGGTACAAAGCACAGTCAAATTCACTGCCGATCTCCGTACGCTGAATTAGCTGGAGCATCAGCAAAGGCGTTTCAATTTGCCCTGATGTGTTGTAGTCAAACAGGCAATTAATGGACCCATTTCCGCTGATAAGGCCGGCGGAATACTGTTGCTGAAAGCGGTCATTTAATGTCGTTGTTTCGATCATCTGGCGGTCTGTATTTAGCTCGAAGCTAGTTACATTTCCGAGCACACTGAAGCGGAAGTCGCTAATACTAACGGTGATTGTGATGGGATCACCTGCAAAGCTGTCTAGCGCCAGCTCTTGAGAGCGGTTGTTATTTACGGCGTCGGCAAAGTTGCGGAAAAAGCGTAGACCGCCAGCAGAGTTGACGTTGACGTAAGCAGTGATGCTTGACTGGAGCGTTCCAGATGACCAGGCAGTTGGGTCAAAGCAGATCAGTTTGCGGGCGTCCCTAGTTTTGATCGTGACTCGATCACCTGTCAGCAGGTTGTCGAGGGCGCTGTCAAAACTCAGGCGGTTGAGGATCGTGTTGACGTCGTTTGGGTCGATGCTGTCGGCAATGCGCCCGTAGTTAGCCTCCGTTCCACGGCGAAGGCGGACGTTACCCGTGTTGCCGAGAAAGACAGCCATTAGAACGTCGGTTGAATAATGCCGATCCAGTCGCCTTCAACGGTGAACTGGATGGGTACTGCCGTTAGTTCGCCATTAGTAACTGCGATGCTGGCGTTTGTTATAAACGCTCGGATTTGAATTGTGTCGTCTGCAGCAGAAGCGTCAGGGTTTCCAGCACCTACCCGTAACTTCAAAGTAACTAAATCGCTGCGTGTAATTTTCCCTGTGTGCATAATTTTGTTTAACAGGGCTGTGAATTCTTTATACGCAGTGTTTTCGCTGGAGTCCACCCGGTAGTACAGGAGGGTGCAGCTGCCGGTGGCGGATTTGGTGCTGGGGTGTTGGGTGCGGGCGTAGTCACCGAGGGTGGTGGCGTCCAGCAGGTCCACGCTCATCTCGATGGACCAGTCGCGGACCTTGGCGACGGGCTTGTCGTCCAGGATTAGCGAACCAGCTCGCCCGGAGTAGTAAGAACCCATTACCCGTACACGTTGCCTTGACTCAGCTTAGCGCCGACCTATACGACAACAAACGCGCTGGAACTAAAGTCAGCGACACGGCTAAGTAGTTCGTTGTTGGGTCCGATATCGCAGGGGATGCGTACCGCCTTGATGGTAATTTCGCCCTCTTCGTCGAGAGCTACTTCTGTGACGCGGAAGCTGCGGCGGCGTTGGTCGGTTGGTGCTCCAAGCACGAAGGCGTAGCCGACGTAAGCCGGCGCCAAACTGGCAGCAACACCGTTGGTGACGGTGAGGTTGGTGATTGTCTGAACTTTCCGGTCCTTGTACACCAGTGCGGTGTAGTTGTTGCTATCGGGGATTTTGCTGAGCAGTGGGCTGTTGAGTTCGCCACCTGCCAGTACCACGCCTGTGGTGAGGTTGTCCCAGGGTGTTAGGCCGACATCGACGAGGATGTAGCTGCCAGGCTCGACGGGGACTTCGGTCGGCAGAGTCTTGAACTCGATGCCACGGCGGATGAAGCGGCGCTGGTTGATCAGGTACTTCGCGTAAAGGATTGCCTGTTCGCGGGTCGATACGAATTGGCTGAGGTCGAAGTTCTGGTAGATGGCGTTGGTGTCGTCGCCGTCGTTGCGTTTGACCGTGACGCTGGCTTTGGGGCTGAACACGTCGTCTTCGTTTTCAACGTCGCGGTAAACGACGGTGGCGATCAGGTCTTGGACGGCTGATCCGTAGTCGAA